TTGTCATCAATGATATCATGTATCTGTTGTAAAAAGATTCTGTCCTTTAATAAGACTGCTAGCAGCTTATTTTGAAAGCCCCCTCCATATAACTGAAATGTATCTTGAATACCCATATTGTAACTATACCTTATTTTTCTCTGTGAAGCAACTTAATCTACAAAATGATTAATCTTTGTTGCAATATCCCTTAACCACATTTCGGGATTCTTAATTGCTGACGTCATTCCATCTTCTACTAGGAGTTGATGAAACTTCATCTTTGCGAGCTTACTTGCTGGTTGGTTCATTAGATTGGTTGCTCGCATCTTAACCGTTCCGTTAAGCATGCTTTCGTGGAGTTGCATGATTTTGTGGTACAATCTTACATCTTCCTCAGCTTCTACTACGTTTTTATAAACCTTCACCTTAGAGTCGGCAGCAAGTGCTTTTGCGTATTCAAAGAACTCATCTAAGCTAATCTCTCGCTGCTCTCCTAGTTTAGGAAAACGCTTTAAGATTGTCTTTGGCGCTAAACCTGGAGCACCTGGAATGTTGTCTGAACTGTCACCATCCAAAGCTCTAAAGACAGCAAAGTTCTGAGGAATAACACCGTACTCTGTATATACGTCATCTTCATAGTATAACTTCTTTTTTGTAGGACTCCATACGTGTGTAGTAGGACTCACTAGTTGTAAAAAATCTTTATCAGAGGACATGATAAATGTATGCGATTCTTGCTTCTCGAGATACTCATTTGTGATGTATGCAATAACGTCATCTGCCTCTGACTCATCTAAAGTGATAACTGTGATTGGTAGAGTCTCTAAGTAATCAATTAAGCGAACTAACTGCTGTAATTGATTGTCTTCTTTATCTACAGCCTCTGCTCGGTTCAAACGAATTGTAACCTTACGAGTAGACTTGTATCCAGGATACAGTTGTCGTCTCTTAGCTGAACCATTCTTTCCATCAAACACCACTACTACTCGGGTTGGATCGACTGTCTTGATTGCATGCCCCACGCTTAGGAGAAAGCCGGAGATGCCTCCGACGTGTTCTCCATTTGCGTTTAATGCGGGACTGGATGAGTAAGCTCTTATGAAAGTGTTTAACCCATCCACAATCAGAACTCGATCATTGCGATCTGAATGTGGTGCCTCCTCTCGTAACCTTAGCTGATTTAGTAATGCAGCGTATTTGTTTTTTATCATGCTTCTAGCAATTCACCGCTGTTATCGATTTCCAGATCATCTGTATCAATAGCATCTTGTGGTTTGTAACTTGAGATAGAGTTTTTCTCTAATAGACCCTTACAATACTCTCTGACGTCGTCTCTTTCGCGAAGAAGCTTTTGCCAATCCTTTGATTGAAACTTCACAACTTCACCCGTGTCTTCCATCACGATTTCATACCAAGCACCACTTTGGTTAATTGCTTTGTACTTCTTCAATGAGTCAAGCCAACTTGAGTAGTCGTCGATACCAGAATCGAAGTAGATATTGAAGGTAGCTTTCTTGAAAGGAGGACCAAAGCGGTTCTTAACAATCTGTGCTTCTGTTTGAACACCAATGATTTCACCTTCTTTGTCTTTGATCTTTCCAACTGACTTCAATCGTACACGACAGCTAGCATGGAATGGTAAAGCCTTTCCTCCGCTCGTTGTGTATGGATCACCAAACATTGCTCCTAACTTCTCTCTCAACTGATTTGTGAATGCTAGAATCACTCGCTCCTTTCCAATTAGGTTTGTAATCTTACGAAGAGCTTTAGACATGATAATCGCTTTTGAAGTTGCCCATCCATCCTTATCGTAATCAGCATCTTGTTCAATCTTAGTAGTTGCTGCAGCGACTGAGTCAACTACAATAGTTACTAATCGATCTTTGCTTGTGTTACGGATATTTGTAATAAGCGTTTCAATAGACTCAAAAATGTCTTCGATAGTCTCCAAAGGAACATAAAGCATATTCTTCACATCAACTCCTACAGCTGATAAGAACTCTTCGCTCAATGCATTCTCTGTATCGATGTACACTGCAATACCACCTTTCTTCTGTGTGTTAGCTAGTAAGTGAGCCATGATAAGAGATTTACCAGAAGCTTCTAAACCGGTGAACTCAGCGATTCTTCCTACCGGTAAACCTCCATCAGGTCTATTTGATATGGCAAGATCTAGTGTAGTTGATCCAGTTGACACCCACTCTCTGAGATCAGTTTGAGTATCCTCACTACCTAGAAAATGTACAGCCTTAAAGTCCTTAAACTTCTTGTTGAGACCATCTGCTAACTTTTGTGCAAGTTCGTCCCTTCCCGCTATTTCATCGGGTGTAACTTTTTGTTTTGCCATCTTGTTTATGAATTAAATAACTCGCCGAATGCGTCTTCGATGTCGTCGGTTGTTGTTACAGTTTTAGCTGAAGTGATTGCTGGTTTAGTGACTGTTCCGTCAGCTTCGTTGCTGTCTGGGTTTAACCACTTAGCCAACTCTTCTTTCATCTCTTCGTAAGACAATTCAGAGAACATTTTAGTTAACTCCGGTTGTTCGTTTACGATCTTGTTAGCAACTTCCTTATCCTCTGTCGCAGGGGTTGTGTTAGGTTTTACTCGTACTGTGTAAGTTGGATATGCACCATCTTTGTCTGGAGCAACACATTCGATTGTGATGTCTCGGCCACCCATAAGATCAGTGATGTCTCCGTAATCTGGATCAGCAATCACACCTAATAACTCAGTGTAGATTTTTTTACCGAAAGCGTAGAACTTAACACCTTCACTTTCTTGACCACGAACGATTACTGGAACGTAGCAACGGAACTTAGGTTCAATTTTACGACCTAGTTTCCAATCCTCCTTGTCTCCACTCTTTTTAAGTTTTTCAGAAAACTCAACGATTGGATCTGGCTTTCCGAAACTTACCGGAGAGAGCATGGTTTTCTTACCAATCTCGTAGTGGAAGTAAAGTTCTTGAAATGGGTTTGATTTGTCAAATGCGTAAGGTACAATACGGATTTGAGACTTTCCTACCGGTGGTTTCCAGAATACATCTGAGTTTTTCTTACCAGTAGAACTTGACTGAAGCTCCTGGAGCTTCGCTTTTAGCGCATCTAAATTTAATGCCATCTGCTTTTTGTTTTTAAGGTTTATACTTTATTTACTGTCAAGCTAAGTATCGAGTATGTAGTGAGCCTGCTGTGTGTTTTAATTATGCTCTTGTACTACTTCTGACTTAACCCTTTGACTAACTATACGTTCTTTTAACCGTTATTGCAACTCTTTAATGTCAATTAATCGAAATAATCCATTACGATCAGATAACATTAATTTATTTTTATATTGTGCCCACTCCACTCGAAAGCTTTTGTCTAGCACTCCATTGTTTAATTCTTGAATAAGCGTATTAAGAGCGTTGATGCTATAAAGCGTCTCCGACTCCTTCTTACGATTGATTGTGATTGTATCATTCATTCTACCTACTGATGAGGTAGTATTGTAAACGCAGATAACGTTATTAGGTGTTTCTACGTACTGGTAACACTTCATATTTGCAACGCTATCTACTTGATAGGTTTTATGGATCCTAGCAATGCACGATGGCAATTCCTGGAGTGTTGTAAATGTGCAGAGCAACTGTGGCTTCATCTTACTATCCTACTTCGTCTGGTTTCTCTGAGTTTAACTTTCCTAGCATTCCCTGTAACACTTTAATTTGATCTTGAAGAGCTTTGATTTGCTCTTGCTTCGTTTTAATGCGTTGATCTACCTCTTTTTTTTCAGCATTAATCTCAGCTTGAGTTTTTTCATGCAAAGGTTTTCTAATAAACTTTATCTTATTCTCTTTAAGATATCGCTCTACCTTTGCTCGTATGATGCTTTTTAATTTGGTATGTGCAGCTTTTTCCATGCTAATAAATATCAAACAACCTCCAGAGGTGTTATGTTTTTATAATTTAATCCCTTTTTAAGCTTAATAGGGAAAGCGTCAGTGTCGATGCAACTTGGTATCAAGTGGCTTACTATAGTGTCTAACTCATCCGGATGGACATCAAATAATATACTATCATAGGTATACAATACCGGCACCGACTTTAATAAATAGGTCTGTAAATACTCTAAAATGGTTTTTAACACGATTGCGTTCTTCTCAGTTTCATACATTTGTATGTAATAGTTGAACAGTGTGTATTCGGTTATATCCTGGTAATTGCTCATTAACAGCCTTCTGCCTGATATCAAACTATCTACATATCCGTGTGTAATCATATGTTTCCAGATTTGCTTAGAAAACATATCAGTAGCTGCAAAGAATGGAATGTCCAGATACTCTCTCTTTATCCCTCCATACAACTGACGGAATGTATCTTCTTTTGCCTTTGCTACTTGTGATGCAGTCGGTGTCTCTGTGTTGTGATACTTCTTAGCTAAGTGATGGTAAGCGTCCTCAGTTCCAAAGTTGTATCCAATAATGTCAGCAATCAATCTCGGGTGATAGGAGTTAAAGTCTAGTTCCAATAGTGTACCGTTTTCGAATCTGCTAATAAAGCACGCTCGTGTGTCATCTTCTTTTGGTAAGGCTGCAAAGTTAATTCCACCAAACCTATTACTTGGACGACCAGTTGTTGTATAGAAGTTGTACTGTGTGTAACACTTATTGTCTTTTAGTGCAAAAGTCTTTCCGAACGTTTCTTCAAATAACACTGGATCAACTTGTATTCCGTTTGATTGAATAGTAATTAAAGATCGTTTTAGTGTGTCGCTATAAAAGGCTAACCCATCTGGATGGTTAGGGTTAAAGTGGTTGGTGTAGAGTTGTGTTGTCTGCTCTTCTAACTTGACAAGATCCACAAGTGCATTTATCTTCTGCATCTTGGTTAAGATGCGATTGTAGTGATTAGTAAGAG